ACACCCAAATTCTTATTAGGTAATCCAGTATTTGGTGCATATGTAAGAGTTCTTAGTGCTTTTATCAATTCTTTACATCTTGGATGAATAAAAGTTCTTTGATCTCCATTTGCATCTAACAAAGCAGTATTTACAGCAGTAATTTTATCTCTTATCTTCCACGGACTTTTTGGACTCATAACTGTAAAACCAGATCTTCTAAGAATTGTATGATCTGTAACTCCCACTCCACTAGTTTTTCTTGCACTACCCGTTGGGTCAGGACAAGCAATAATTCTACGATCAACTCCATACCGCCTTGTAACCTCTTCAGCAAAATCCCATGTGGTAGCACCACCTGTTAGCATGATCTCATCAAACACATATAGGTTATTGTCATGCTTTATTGCACAAATTCCTGCCATAGGGTCTACGTTAAAGTCCAAACCAATTAACAAGGGAAGCATATGTAGATCTGCTACCTCTTTATCAATATTATTATCACTGAAACTAACAGCAACCAAACCAGTAAGATTCTCAAAACTTGCTTCAAATTCTTGTCTAAATGTTCTTGCATCTAATTGTGACCTAGCTGCTTCAACTTCTTCTGGTGCAACATTACCCCCTTCAATAGTCGTAAAACTCCATCTCTGCCAATCATCCCACTCTTGTTCACCACAAAAACACCACATATCGTAAAACCAACTGGCAGTTCCATCAGGTGTTGAAATAAACAAAGCCCACCCCTGTTTATCAGCCAAAGCAGGTCTAATAACTTCAGCCCATACATCTCGGTCCATAAATGCAGCCTCATCCAATACAACCCCTGCTAGACTTCTACCCCTCAATGCCATCGCATTTTCTGTTCCCTTTAACTCAATTGTTGATCCATTTATTAATTCCAACCTTAAATCTGTTTCATTCTTGCTTTTTATCCAAATATTAGGTGTTAATCTCTTCAACTCCTTCCACGCAATATCCTTTGCCATCCGATAAGTAGGAGCACAATAGAAATATACTTCACCAGGTCGATTGATAGCCCCTCTGAGCAGTTCAATACAGGAAAGGTATGATTTACCAAACCTTCTTCCTGCAACCAACACCCGAAATCTTTTATCACTATTAAATACCTCCCCCTGTGCATACCTTAAACTTATTTCTTGCTGTTTTGTAGCTGTCATACACTAAAAAATAACAGAAAATTCAACTATTACCCCCTATTTATAGCCTATTTCATCTTTTTTAGGTTATTATTCGATTATTAACCCCAATTTTGTAAGTCCGTGGCTTCCTCAATTTTTGATCCAGAAATTATTGCAAAAAGAAAAGCTAATATGGTCCCCCGTGGTACTGCTCAACAAGTTCAACAACGTGCTCAACGTCTATATTCTCGTCAATTAGAAGGTAAAACTACACGATCACTAGTCCTAGAACACGCAAAAATTGAAGGAATATCCGAAGTAACAGCTTGGACTGATTGGAGAAAAGTTAAAGAATGGAATAAAGAAGATTGGGAAAAAGATAGAGAAAATCTTCTACCCAGACTACAAGCAATGCGTATCAGACTCTTTAATAAAGCTGTTAAAAAAGGTCAGTTTCAAACCGCTGCTCAAATTCTCGATAGTCTAGGTAAAGTTATAGGTGAATCTATAGAAACAGTACACATCCAGGCTCCAGAACTTTCTATAAAAGTAGAACCAAAAAATTAACCAATATATATTTATGGTACCCGTGTAATGTGTTCGATAAAAATATTTTGCAACTACTCCCCTAGTAGCTACAAAATAATTTTAATTCGAAGCTAGCTGTAAGCCATTCTAGGAGACTCTACAAGTAAACATACTATAATCATAGTTTGGTAGTTTTTGAAGCTCAGAATAGATATACTCCCAATTTGGAGACTCATGCATTGAAGCATATAGAAATAGTTCAGTAAATCTCATTTTATTTTTTAGTAAGAAATAATTTCAATTGAGATTCTCCATAGTATTCGCCATGCTTAAAACCAGTTAACTCATAACTACAATCAGTAGGCATAGAGTCTAGCCATTTCTTAAGTTTTTGATCACTTGTAATTCTTAGTGAAGTAGTCATAATTTTTGGAAGGTTGATTGACTTAATTTAATATTAACATAAATAATAGCATTATGCATCATATTAATATTATGTTAAGAAATCAATACAATTAATATTAATTTAATATCTAGCTAGACAATAGACATACAATATGCTTATAATAGTTTATATCCTTTATTATTAACTAAAATTTATTATCTAACTACTACTATTTTTTATAAGGATTAAAAATAATCCTAAGATTTTAAATTTTACAAATTAATAAAGGATATATATAAAAAAATTAATTTATTTTTTATCCCTTCCAATGATTAAAAATTTATTCTTACTTAGTTCATTGTTTGGTATCGGTATTCTATCCGCTATGGATTCTGGACTAAATAAAAGTACATTAAATCAATGTACTAATAACAATTCAAATACAGCGTGTGAGTACCTTTTAACTAATGGTACAAACTACCAAAAAAGAATAGCAAAACAAACTTTATTAATTCGAGGTTTATAATATGGACAATGAAAAACTATTAACTTCAAAAGAATATAATACAATCGCAGTTAACTTATTAACAGATTGTATGTATGAATATAATAAAAAAGCAATTGATTTAATACTTGATAAACTTTTTATTATGACCATAAAAGATTTAGATACAGTATTAATTGAAGATATAAAAAAAGAAAAAAAATTAAGAGAAGAACATATTAATAAACCTATAACAAGTAAACCAACAATAACTAACCCTTAATTGGGTTAGTTTTATTTATTCACTTTATTACTTTTAAAACTATGAATTTAGATAAGGTATTTACTAAGCATGATGATGCCGCTCATGGATGGTTAGAAGTTAGTTTTGAAGATTTAATTGATTTAAATATTCAGGATAAAATTTCTAATTTTTCATACATAGATTCAAATAAAAATTTAATCTATTTAGAAGAAGATTGTGATATGACTTTATTTTTGAAGTCATATAAAGAAAAATATAATAAAGGGTTAGTTTATGTTGTAGAAAATAATTATGAAATACATCCTATTAGAGAGTTAGCAAGCTATATACAAGTTATATAAATAAGGAGATTAAATAATGAAATTAAAAGAATTAAAAACTATTGATATAGTTGCGCTAGGATATAGAGACAAGATTAATGGAGTCTCATATTTTAGTTCAAATGTTATTTTGAATCATGGTTTAAAAAATAGCATTCAACTCAAAATACCTTTTCAAAATGGGTATGAATTACAATATCTTTCAACAAGCCTGGAAGAAGTTTCGAAACATTTTAAACGTAGTCAATGGTATAAAAGATATATGAATAAAGATATGATAGAAAAAAAATATAATATCAAAATAAGTCATAAGATAACCAAGGGATGTAAAAAAAGAGAATTATTTCATAGTAGAGACATTAAAAAAGTCAGATTATCAGATAAGAAAATTGTAGAGCTAATTGTTCAATAATAGTTTCTTATAGTCTCGAATTATTCGAGATTATAAAAAACTATTTTTTATAAATAGTTTTACTTGTAAACCTTCCAAACATAGGAGAATTAAACAATGCCTTATTTTGAAATAACGGACGGCAATGGTATATCACATACTGTTGATTTATTATCTAATGATGCTACAGATATTAAAGGCGAATTTAAAAAATTTGAAGCTAAAAAAAGAGCTAAAAAAGAGAATAAAGAAACGCCACCAAGTTTAAAAGCATTATTCGGAGATCAAATAGAATTTAAAAAAAGTTCATTATTTGATAACGATAATAAAAAAGGAGATATTAAAAATGCTTGAATATAACCCGATACCAACTAACAAAAGTCAATTCAAAGAAGGTACACAAATACCTTCTAAAAAAAGAATAAGAAATAAGAAATATAAAAACGTATTTAATGAAATTAAAAAACTTAAAGGAGATAAAAAACAATGATAACTTCAGAATTAATAGAAAAATGTAGTAATTCAAATGAAATTTTATATTCTGAATTAGTACATGATTTAAGTAAAATGTCTTATATTTTTGAATCTGAAAAATTAACTTATTCAGATATAGAAATTATAAGAAAAATTGTAAGAAATTATATCTTAGCTTTATTAATGAAAAATAATCTTAAATATTTATATAGTTCAAAGTTAATAAAAAATAAATAAAAAAAGAAACTTACTAAAAAGGATATATAAACATATCCTTTTTTGAAAGTCTCTTAATTTAAGAAACTTTCATATGTAACTAGTTATAGGTCAACGATTGCAAAGAAAAATTAAATTTTTTCGAACTTTTAATTAAGTGTTCAAGGTAGATAATAACTAGTTACATATTTATAAATTTTTTCTAACCTTCCAAACTATGAAAAAACAAATTAAAAAAATAGACTTATTTGATTTATTTTCAAAAGATGAGAGAGATTATTTAAGTCAACAAATATGCGAAAAATTAACCGATAACGGGTTAAATCCTGATGACATTGAAATTATATTTGAAGGAGAATTTATATAATGATTTTAAAGATATCAAAAGGTAATAAAAAATTACCTAAAACTACCGGGATAATTAGCTTGCCAGCTGGTTTAACTTGCCCAGGTTCTAATTCTTGCCGGGCATGGACAATAATAAATGAAAAAACAAATAAAAGAGAATTAAAGCGTGGTAATGAAAGTTTATTTACTTGCTTTGCGGCTAGTGAAGAATTACGTTATCCTAACGTTTATAATTCTAGACGTTATAATTACAATCTTATAAATAAGTTTGTAGTTAAAAGGGATATAGACGGGTTGAGCAATTTAATAAACGATAGTTTATTAGCTAATAAAAAGAATATAAATAAATTTAGAATACATGAGAGTGGAGACTTTTATAATCCTCTATATTTAGAGGCATGGTTAAATGTAGCTAAGTTTAATAAAGATATAAAATTTTATTGTTATAGTAAATCACTTGACTTTTTTTTAAAAGTTTTATTGCCTAATAATTTTTATTTAACTGCTAGTTATGGTGGGAAATATGATTATTTAATTAATGAAGGTTATTTTACAAGATATAGTAAAGTTGTATTTAGTGAAGACGAAGCTAAAAAATTAGGGTTAGAGATAGATGTAGATGATAGTTTATGTTTCCAAGATAAACCTTTTGCACTTTTATTGCATGGGTTACAAGAAAAAAATACGGCAAGTGCGGAAGCTTTAAAACTTATTAAACGTAATAAAAAACAACTATTAGAGGTTAGATAATGAAAAAAAATAAAAAAAGTAAAAAAGAAGTAGAGATAGATAGCTTTATAGAGCTATGTAAAGAAGTTTTAGACATTTTAAAAAAAGTAAAATAGTTATGACTAAAAAAATTGAATATAGGGAGGATTGTTTTGAAACTATTCGAGAATGTATTAAAGGCAAAATGTCTTTAAAGGCGACTATCGATGAATGCATTAACACTTATCCCGATGTACATCCTCAAACTTTTAGGAAATGGTATAAAAAAGTCAAAAAAGAGGATGAAATCGAACAATGGGAGAATGCAAACTTTATGGATTTGCAGAATAGGAAACAGGAAAAAATCGCTTTTAAAGAGCGATTATTTCAAGATGCAAAAAAAGATTATGAAAAGCATTATGAACTTCAAGAGGACATAAAAGTAATTATGTCTTTAAGAAGTGAATGCTTATCACATTTAAAAAACATTATTTAAAACCATTATGGCTAAATTAGCTAGCTAAAAAAAAATTATGATTAATAACCCATTAGAAAACCAAACTTTGGAGACTTATGACAGTCTTTATAAAAATGAAAAGTTTGAAGAGCATTGTACTGATGCTGCTAGAGAACTAGCTAAAGATTATAATTTAAATCCAGATTATTATGAACCTTTTACAGAGTTCTATATTGAACAATGTAGAGAATCAGATAGAGGTTATTTTTTCGGTAGTCAAAAGTATATTATCGATCTTTGGTGGGATCATAATAAATATCTATATGAAACTAAAACACCTTATATGGAGATTCAAAAATGAATAATATACAAAAGGCAAGACACGATTTAAATATTCTTGAAAAAGAATACAAACCAACATTCAAAGATGCTGTTATGGCAATACGAGTCTTACAAAAAACTATCAATATTAGAAGTCAAACTAAAGAAGATTTTGATGTTAGTGAAGATGATATTAAACATTGTAATTATGCTATCGAATGTATTTTGGAAGATATTAATTATGACTGTTATTTGGAGATTAAAAAATGAATAAAAAAGAATTAAAAGAACAACATCATGCACAGATGTATGATATGTGTTTTCAGAGATTAAAAAAATATTATACTGATAAATCATCTTTTTATAAAGATGATGCTGTAATAGATATTATACGAATATGTTTAAGACATATGAAATACAAGCATATAGTTAAATTTTATGATGTATTAGAACAAAATGGATTTGATAAATACTAATGACTGAATTCGTACCTATTTCACGTTTCTCCAGATGTAAAAGATACTCTGGAGCTAAGATTAAATGTCCTAAATGTAATGGGATATCAACTATATACCATCTTTCTTGGTCTGCATTAAGTTGTCTACATTGTAAAGAAATGGTAGAAAAATATGATTTTTTAATAGAAAAAGGTAAACATTCTAAACTTTAATTTTTTTCAGATTCTAATTTTTCTAATAATAAATCAATTGCCTCTCTAATTAGGAATCCTATAGACATTCCAGGTTTTGAGAGGT